TGATGCTTAACAGAGACTGATTCCCAGTCTTGATAGTCCTGACCCTTTACAGTCAGTATGGCAATCTCGGTTAGCTTTGGCATATCTCATTCAAACGCATATGTATTAAAAGCGGAGACGCCACCACCAGCAACCGGAGCTTGCGGTGAACGATGGATCTTCACATCAAGGAAGGCTTGATCAATTCTACTCTTTTCTTTTTTGGCCTTGTCCATACCGCTAAAATCAATGTCCACGGTGGCAGTACCGTAACGATCATTTGGACCAACGCGCAATGAGCTATCAATCGCGTCACGCGACAATGCTGCATGCGGTATAGCCTTTGTACCTGCAGTCCAGATACCACTCTTCACGCCTTCACGAAAACCTTTCTGTATCATTTCACGAAAACGTGCTGCTGCTGCATGTCCACCGGGACCTCCGCCAAAATCATTATAAACCTCTCCAAAGCGAACCTTGCGTCCACCTTGGTGCTGCGCATTTGGATCATTAGCACTGCCTTGATCCGTCGCGCCTTCCAGTAGATTGCTGCCGCCATGAACAAAGGCCATCGCATTATACATTGCTTGAAAACGCTCAGGGCTCATCTGCGCCATTCGTGCGCCAAGCAGCCCTCTCCTGACCGGCCCATAGAAGCTGCCCTTGCCAGTGCCGAACACCATCTGCTTCAATGACAACGGCTCTTGCCCTCGCTTGGCACGCTCCGTATTGACATAGTCCATACGGTTGGCCAAACTTTCATAAACCGCTGCTGGATCACTTTCATGCTCCATCGTCATCAGCGCCGCAACTTGTCTCTTTAAAGCTGGATCGTTTTCGATCTGTTGCTTCATCGGCGCACGACGCGCTGCCAGATATTCAGAACCCTCCTTGCCTTCACCTAGGTCAGCCGTAGTTTCCGGCCCACTCGCGCTGCTTGTGCCGGGAGCTAGGCTTGGCCCGCTACGTCCCATTGGCCCTTGCGCACCACCTATAGCAGCGCCTGTACGACCTCCCGGCACATCAGATCCAGCAAAGCCGCTACCACCTGCGCGGCCACCGCCACCTGCTTCCCCCTCAGATTGATCCCATTTTATAAACACATCACGCATATCGCGCAATGACTTATTTGAATCCTTTTCCATCTCCTCAGATTGTTTTTGTTCCAACAAAGCAGAGCCAGGTTCATATTCTCCAGCGTGCGCTTCAGTATTGAATTGATTTTTAAACCATTCCCAAATACCTTGTGATGCCTTGCCGCCTTCCGGACCTCCCGGCAATTGTTCATTCATACTTCCAATAATTGCCCGCTCTGTTCGCAAATTGATAAGCTTATCCTTCTCATCTTTCGGCTCGCCTTCCTTCTTGATACCACTCCACTTAGTAAAAAAAGTATCAACTGCTTTAAAGGCATCAACGACAAATCCAAATTCTCTCCTCGTTGTTTCCAACGTTGGCATAACGTAAGAATTGAAGAAACTTTTAAACCCTTCAGCAAATTCCCTTGCCTTTGTATTTAGCCCATCGATCCCTTCCGCCCCCATCATTTTGTTAATGCCCTCAATCATTGTGAAGGCCATACTTGTCCATACGCCAGTCCCAATAGTTTCAAGGTTGGTCATCGTCTTATGATATTTTGCAGCTTCTTGCTCATTAAACTTCCAAGGCTTAATCAACCCTTCCATTCCATAGCGACCGGCCTCAAATGCCGCTCTTGAAAGACCGGTAGCAGTCGGCAACCAAGCCTTAAATCTTTCACCACCCTCATTGTATGCCTTTTGCAGAACATTCATAGCCTCCTGCTGTCGTCCCATATTCATAAGCTGACGAACTTGTTCAGCCAACGCGGGACTACTGGCTTGTAATGTTCTATAAAATCCCGATGTCTCCTGTAATGCCAAAACTTCTTGCAGCTTAGAGCCTATGCTGCCGATACCACCAGCTGCTTCACCCGCATCAATACCAGCCGCAGCTAATTGTACTCGCATATCCTTAATCGCACCAATGCTGAAGCCAGTATTGGTTGCAAAATTCCGCACCCGCAATTCGCCTACAGCAAACTGATCGAGTGCCTTTGCTACACCAGCAAAGCTGAGCGTTAAGCCACCAGCGCCAGCTAACGTCTTGGCTAGACCGGCGACGGCCGCATCCATCGCTTTAATTGGGCCACGCGTATAACGCTCTACAGTCTGACCAAAACGGGCAAACTCATTGGTCAAATTGTTAGTGCCCTTACCACCAGCCTCATTGAGACCAGCGATCTTGGTCTTTAAATTATCAACCTCTTTGCCGAGTTGACCTATAAAGGCCAACATTGAATCAGCATCAAATTCCTGAGCCATTATTCATAAGCCACTTGATTGCTGCGATTGAGTTTTAAGGTCTTGAACACACCGCCATCAATATCTGCGTCAGTCTTCACTCCCGGTGGAACATTGTTCAAATTGATATTGACGCTTGTTGATGCTTTACTCCACACATCGCTTTTAGGAGCTATGGCCTGATCAACTTTATTCCTTTGGTTGCCTCTTGCTGCCTCTACCGCTGCAACCGCTTCGGCTCCAGCATAACGAATATCAAGATCATTCAAGGTCCGCTTGCCGTGACTATAGCCATATTGATCAACCATGTCTGCGGTGTTTGTCTTAGGATCGTATGTACCAGGAACGATAGTCATAACGTGACCACCTCTAGCACCGGGAGCTAAAATTTGTCCTTGCGTCCCGCCATACCGGCCATGCCAATATGTTGCTACCATACTACCAAACGGACGCCCAGGTTCATTAATCCCTTCCTTGGTTGAGGCTTCTCCCCACTTGTGCCAAGACGTAGCAATCGCGCCTCCGGGAGGAGGCTTGAACCCTGCGGACTTCACATAGCCACTAGCGACGATACCACAAGCAGGTCCGCTCATCTTGTAACCGCGTTGCGCAAACAATCTCTGTAGCCCAGCAACGTCACCAGCACGGCCAAGCATCTCTGCTTGCTTCATCGTATCAGCATCGATGGCCTTGCCACCTTCATCGTTCAATTGTGCTGGCCCGCCTTGACCGCTTTCCGGACTAGCACCACTTCCGCCACCGCCCATCCCGCCTTTACCACCGCCCCATATCCCGCCTCCCACTCCACCACTTCCTCCCAAACCTCCCAACTCATCATCCCACTTGACTATAATATCACGTACATCATTCAAGAGACGGTTTGAATCCTTTTCGGTTTCTACAATTGACTCACGGCTGAATGAACGTGGACGCGCATTCTTTGGAATTTCTGCATCTTCTCCGCTATCAATACCAAGCTGCTCCTTTAACCATCCCCACGCGTTAAAAGTACCAGATTCATTACGACGTCTGATAAATTCCTCAGGACGCAATTTGCCTCCTTGTTGGATATCACGCATCTTTGCTTGTCTCTCAAACCAAGCAATGATGGCCTTGACTTCTTCAAACGTACTTTTCAAAGTTGGAATAACACTCTCATCAAAAAACTTTTTAAAATTATCTGCAAACTCTTTCGCCTTTTTATTTAACCCTTCCATACCATCACTACCAGTCAATTTGATAAGACCTTCTAGCATCGTATAGGTCATTGACTTCCAAACACCATCAAAAATTGTTTCAAGATTGACCATTGTCTTATGATATTTTTCAGAGTCAGCAGTAAGAAATGTCCAAGGCTTAATCAAACCTTCCATACCGTATCGCTGAGCTTCCCACGCTGCACGGGAAACACCCGTAACAGTCGGCAACCAAGCCTTGAACCGCTCTCCTCCTTTATTGTACGCATCTTGTAAAACATTTAATGCTTCCTGCTGCTTGCCAGCATTCATCAAATGACGAACTTGTTCAGCCAACGCAGGACTACTGGCTTGTAATGAACGATAGAAGCCTGATGTTTCTTGTAGCGCCAAAACCTCTTGCAACTTGGCGCCAATATTACCAATGCCTTGCGACGCCTCATTGGCATTTAAACCGGCAGCAGACAATTGAACGCGCAGGTTCTTTATAGCTCCTGCACTAAAGCCAGTATTGACCGCAAAATTTCGTAATTGTAATCCACTAACTGCAAACTTATCGAGTGCCTGAGCTGCACCAGCAACGCTTAAAGCAAGACCGCCAGCACCTCCAACTAGACCGATAAGACTGCTAACTGAACTCTCCATACCGCGCAACGCACCACGCGTATGTCGCTCAATAGTCTGACCAAACTTTTCAGTTTCGTCAGTCATTTTCTTCATCGCATTGCCAGCCTCATTGAGGCCAACAATCTTCACTTTAAAGTCGTCAATCTCCTTTCCAAGCCGGCCAAAGAACGCCAGCATTCCTTCTGAATCAAAATCATCAGGCATCGTCGTCCACCGGCCTCAATATCTCTTCCAGCCGCGATGTCCACTTAATGTGCCGTGCTATTTCAGAAAACGGCATATCAAGAAATTCACGCGGGTTACGACCGTAGTATTTTGCAAGCCTGTAACAATCGAGGATGAAGTTGTCCTCTACATCTCTGGAATAAAAAAACGGTGCGCCAGAGCTAAGGCTGCATACCCCCAATCCTTTGTATGCATTGACTTAATTGTAGAGGGAGGAACACCCGCAAGCCGGGACATCATAGCAAACATCGCCTTCGTTTCAAACGTCAGCTTTGGTTGCTCACCGGTTAAGAAGTCGATCATAACCGGTGTCCCACATATCTCGATGTCACCAGCAGTTGGCTCGCGGAATTTTAATTCCTTCACTTCCTCACCATGCGCAATAACTGCCTTGCGCAACGGTATGATTAGATCGGTGGAAGTGACTTCGGCTCCATTGACTTGCTTCGGATGCTCTTCAAGTTTCTGTTCTGTTTCATCAACCATTACATTATCTCATCGCAAGAGATGCCTTCCCACTTGATCCTGACTAGACCATCGCGGGCGTTAATAGCAAGGGCAGATACACACCAGCCCTCACGCAGAACGTAGACGGAATTGTTTGCCAATTCCGCTGTCACGGTAACATTGACCTGCGCTTCAAAGTCCTCAATAGAAAGACCGGGGACTGTTGACACATCTCCTTCAATCGAAGGAACACGCGGCAGTTCACTATATCCGTGAATGTAATCCTGACCTGCCAAACCTGCACGCTCGATCACGGACGGGGTTACTGTAAAGTTTCCCCGCAACGGGTATTGATTGCCGTCCACCTTGAGGTAGGCAATCCCAGCTATTCTTTGCGCCATTTAGCTTCTCCTGTTTTCAAAAAGGAAGGTGGGGCCGTGCCTCCCGCGTGACTGCGATCATCAGCCGTGCCCCTTGCATTCCCCGGTCACTCCCACGTCCATCCGGAGCGGTGGGCGGGTTCAGCAACTCTTATGCTGCTATAACCGTATCAAGTCCACGATCATACTGGAGCCTGAACTGCGCCAGAACTGCAAAGACCCTCAGCTGGTTGATGAGATCAGGCGGATACAGCACATTGACTCGATTTGGATCGTTTGGATCACGCTCAACAATGAGATGGGTCTTAAAGGCTTTCCCATTTTCGACCAACCCATTGAACTCATCAATGCGATATTCAGCGACCAACTCCGCTTTGATAATTTTCGGAGTAACAATCGCCTGACCAGCACCAAAGCGAGTACCATCATCTGCCAACTTGTGACGTGGGAATTTGCTGGTAATTGCCTGCCGCTGATTCCGGAGGAGCTTCGTCAACGTAGCCAACGTTGTACAAAGTTCATACGCATCATCCAAGTTGCCATAGAGGTTCTTGGTATATGTCGTTGACTCCCGCATGATCTGCGGGACCGTTGTAATCTGCCGTTGCGTAGCGATACCGCCATAAGCAAGACCGTTCAACTCCGGTAGCAAAAAGCGGAAATGGCTCTGAGCCGCTAAACAACTATCAAGCGACAAGGTCTGCAACGGTCGTGCCGGATCGTTTATGAACGCACGTGCGGCTTTCGCCGTGTATGCCGCAGCCCATTCATAAGTCGGAGTGGGACTACCATTCTCAATCCCAAGCACCGACATTTGAGCACTGTTACGGGTATCACCAAACGTGATCAAGTCCATATAGGTTCCACGCTTGGCGCTGAACAGTTGACCGTAATGCTGTCGAATGAAGCCCCACCTGCCGGTGTCAGAAAACCCAAACTCAGTTTCCCAAGCCAGCATAGATGTTGAATCAGTAAACGGCATGGCAACATAGTCAACCTCCGCTTCACCGAGGTTACTGATGGCAGTTGTAAAGAGTGGATCACCAGTACCACCGGTTGGCTGCGTATAGGTCAACGTCAATCCGGCTGGCATAACCTCTCCGCCAACCGTCCCGTAGTAATTGTCAGAAATTCTGATATCATTTCCAACAATGCCTTTGAACTTGGCAGTCACAGCAACGGATCCAGCCGTCGCAACCGCTGTTACTGGCAAATCCATATTATTGTTGATTTCCGCAGCAATCGAGGTAGCAACAATGTCAGCCGTATCGCTCGCAGCAACGTACACTGGAACATTACGGCCAGCAATATAGAGATCAATTGTGCCGGCTGCGGTTGGAGGAGTAGCGACTACAATTGAACCAGCTGCGGCAGCACCAGTCGGTTCTGCAACAGGCAAACCCCACACCTCATTCGCCCAATTGTTGGCATAGAAAGCTTTGAACATCCCCGCCAACATAGAGCCTTGACCAAACAAGGCATCAGCCTGAGCTTGCGACGCCACAGCAATTGGAACGTCCGGTTCAGCTGTACCCGTATCATTCATAATTCCAACGAGCAAAGACCGTCCCGGAAACATTCCAAGACCTGCCTTGCTCGGATCCAACTCCACCCAATAAAGCGGCATGCGCCAATTGGCTGGTATGCTATTAAAAGAGATGGGCATGCTGCCCTCCTTTTGTGTTTGTGGAATTACTCAAGCTGCTTATCGCTTGTGACGCCTGTTCTCCTCTTGAGACTTCTCCTCTTGAGGCTTCGTCTCCTTCTGCTCTTCAACAACCGTCACATCCCCATCAGCGATACGTCTCGCTGTGAAGGAATCATTCGGCCAATCAGCCGGTCCCTCAGCACGGAAGCCTTTAGCCACCGGATGCTTTAGGAGCTTTCTTACTTGATCGTTTTTTGGAAGTACCTTCATCAGCCTTCTCCTTTGTTGTAGGCAAATCATAGTCAGCTATGACTTGCTGAACCTCTTGAGGATCAGTATCAATAGTTGGGTATCTCGTTTCAACATGAACCTTTTGAAGAACATCCGGAATGATTGGCGGAAAGTCGATCACGCCAAGGTCACATGTCAAAGTGAAACGGCTCTCTGCTATCGGGATAGCGTTATCAGAACCAATAGATCCAAATTGATGAGTTCTAGTCCCACGCACATAAGATTGAATTTGCGCTTCTGGATTTAAATACAAGGACGGATCGCGGAACAATCTATCAGCGAGCAGGACCCAAGCCTCATCCAACTTATTCTCTGCTGCCGCTCCATCATTATTTTGCACAATGATAGAGACGCCATACAAAACGGAAGAATGAAACCGAGGCTCGCCAGCATTCGCATCACCTTCAGGCGAGAGGTCCTCATTGATAAAATAAACACCAAGGAATGGAATATGCTCCGGTTGAACTTGCTCTGCCTTGTTTGTTCCAAATTTAAATGTAGCGAAAAATGGCATCGTTTTAGCACGCGCCAAAATCTCATCACGGACAATCATCGCATAGCTACTAGCCGTCATGGCTTAGCCTCTACAATATGACGAAGCGTCAACGTTGTCTCGCCTCCGCCATTTGGATCTGCGTCTATAACCTCAAATTGACCCGCTGCCGGCAATCCGCTATCGGCCGGAATATCAATCAAGTCACCTTGTAGTGGCAATACTGAAAACTCTGCTTCCCTTATATCCAAAATGATCCGCGTCTCAGAAAAGATTGCACCTTCCAACGCTTCAACATCCATGGCTTCTTCTTCAAGAATACCACGCGCCACATACTGCGCAGCAGTCGGTTGGCTCTTCAACGGAGTGACATATATCACACGGCCAAATAAATCCTGCGTTGGCTCATAAACGTGCTGAGAAAAATTGACCGGCATCATTTGCTCCTAAACATTTTCTTCGCAGCCCTTCTTCCTTTGAGCCTCGCCAGTCTCCGCAGCCTCCGTCTCCGCAACGTCCTACGTCCAGCCTTCCTTCCCCTAGAGCGTTGCGAGAGCGGAACATAATCAAGCCGTCCCGGTATCCACTGGCCATGAATGTTTCTCGGTTGCGATCGCCAGTCATGTTTCCAACTATTATCCAGCCAATCATTCCGGGACTTTGCCCATTCCGTCTTTGTCCAGCGTGCCCGTTTTCTTCCACCGCGTCTGGAACGATCCTGACCGGATTGTTCCATCGTATTAAAAAGCTTCTCAAGAAAAGCCTTATTTGGAATGTTGACTTTTGATTTATTCAGCCATTGATTACGCAACACTGTAAATGCGTCTTGGCCAAGCAGACCAGAAGAAATGGCTTTGCCTATACCAGCCCCGGCTTGGCCACTCAATTGCTTCAACAAATATTGTTCGCCAATAATTCCTAACTTCTGCCCTATAATTTTATCAAGGATATTGGCATCACCCGTGATTAGAGCAGCAACAAATCTTGCAATCTGCCCTTGCATATCACGCGGTCAACCTCGTGTAGCGAAGAAGAAGGTCCTTGGCTGCACGTTGTGCTGGTGAGCCGCTCGCGCCACCACCACTGCTCTGGCTTTTTGCATTCGGGTCAAAATATACAACACGGCTTTCTTTGTGAGTAACTTGCCGGATCGAAGAATCACCACGCTGTGCTGAATAATAGGCATCTCGCGTAAACAACAAGACTGCCTGTTTCAAAGCTGGCGGGACCTCTTGTGGGATCGCATAGCCTCCAGAATATTCCACAACGACTGATTCAGCCCAGAGGCTTCCGCCAAACAAGGACAACCTGCCAGATTCACTATCAATATCAAACTCGACTTCATCTCCATCCATTGTGACTGAATGAACTTCTTCTTCCTTTACCGGCCAACGTGAGAGCCACAGCCTCGTGATTGGGTTTTCAATTTCCCGGAAAGTCTCAATCACATCTTCTTTCGGAAAGAACCGGCTACAAAGAGTTTGAACCTCATCCGATGCACGAAGGATCATGAACCTTAATTGCTCATCATCGGTTGTGCTTGATGTTGGAATTTTTAAAGCCACCTTCGCTTCATAAAGCGTAACAAGCGCGGTATCAGGAGCGTGCTTAACGACTGTAATGCTAGAAAACATTAGCCAACCTCCTCCTGATAGCGAGCAAACAATTCACGTAAATGAATTGTAGGCCCATGGCTCCCATCAGTCATAATCGGGATGGCTTCATATCTCGCGGTTACAATCTCCCAGCGTGCGATTTCAAAAGCCTTGCCGGTTTCTCCCTTCGGTCCCGGCTCTCCCTTCGCACCACGCTCTCCCGGCCTTCCTGTCTTACCAATACCGGGACCGGCCTTCCAACCGGGACCGGGACAATCTCCCGGATCATCATGCTTGGCAACAAACCATCTATTATCGAGCGTCACAACATCCAAAGCTTCATATTTCTGTTTTGGATCAAATGTCTCTCGAATTGTTAGTGACTGTCCATCTTTGCCGTCCTCACCATCACGACCATCTTTGCCGTCGATACCAGAGGCCGCAAGGCAAACCCAAGAAGCAACCAGTGGATGAGGCTCTTGTCCGGTGTCTTGTATAGCTTGATACAAACTGCCCTTATGAGTGCAAACATCACCTTCATAAAAGACACCCGGAGCCCACTGCTTGACCATTGGCAATTTTCCCAGAGCACCTTCCGGACCTCGCTCACCATCTTGACCGTCCTTGCCATTTATTCCTGCTGGGCCTTCTAAGCCACGCTCTCCCTGAATGCCTTGCTCTCCAATTGGACCGATTGGGCCAGCTGGACCCATCACTCCTTGCGGCCCATCCATGCCATCCTTGCCCGCTTGGCCCATCTCGCCACGCTCTCCCGGAGAGCCTGGCAACCCTGGCAACCCTGCTGGGCCTTGAGGACCGGCTGAACCGGTGACACCGTCTTTGCCATCGGTGCCGTCTTTGCCATCGGTGCCGTCTTTGCCATCGGCTCCGTTGAGACCGTCTTTGCCATCGGCTCCGTTGAGACCGTCTTTGCCATCGGCTCCATCCTTGCCATCTACACCATCCTTGCCATCTCGCAAGGAGCTTAGACGGTCAACAACCATCTTATCCCAACGTTGAAAATTCTCAGACATAAGAACGTCTACAACTTTTTGTAAACGCTCAATATGTAACTCACGCTCTGCAAATCTCCGCTCGATGTCGGCGCGCAAAGCGTCAAAGCGTAATGCAACTTCACGTTCAACCCGTCCCGCCGCAACACCCAACTCTTCCGCAAGCAACTCAAATGGAGTTTGTATTTGCATGGGAGGTTCTGAAGATATTCCGGAGCCTTGTTCTTTCAGCATCGGTAATGCCCTTTGGTTCATCGGGCTTCGGAGGAGGCTTATCCAACTCCGCTGCCGCTGCTGGCGGTGGCGCTCCCGGTGCTGGGGCTGCTGGGATTTTTCCCGCTGCGCTTAATGGAACGACCTGCTGCTGTACGCGCGGCTCATCACCAAACTTGACTGGTTCCATATCAAAGGCAGCACGCGCCTCATTCGGTGCAAAGATGCCTCCTTGCACTGACCTTACATAAGCTTCCACTCGATCCTTGAAAGCGGATCGCAGCAGAACGCTTGTATCAAATTCCAAATACTCCTCTGGTACACCATTCAGATTAAAGAAGGTCCCCATGGCTTCTTCAACGTGATTGAGACAGAAGCCGAGGCCAGTTGATATCCACATCTGCATCAACGTCTCTGTAGATCCCATAGGACCAGTGCCGAGACCAAACATTTGCAACGGGATACGATAAGCCAGCGCAATCCTCGCATCAGAAATTTTCATAACATCTGCGAGTTGCGAATCAACCGAGCTAACTGATATTGGATAAGGCTTCAGACCGGACGACAAAATTGGCGTACCACCTACACCAACGCCTCTTGTTTGTTCATCCCATTTTTGCCGCAGCATATCCGTCTGTTCTTTATCAAGACGCAAATCGGTCGAAAGAACAATGGATGGCTGAGCCTTGTTCAAGTAGAATTGTAATTGTTGATTTGCGATCGCATCATTGACACCCATATCACGGATAAGCGCAACAAGTGGGCTCACACCGCGGAGGTCATAAGGACGCGTGTTCATCTTGATATGTAGAACGTCACGTGCCGGAACATAACCCAAATCAGGTATCAACTGATCAATAACCGGATTGCCACCGAGCTTAAAAAATATCTCTCCACCATACGCCACAATTGGCTGGCTCTGGCGTGGACTCATAAGATGCAATGAATCAACTTCATAACGGCTATTCCGTAGCGCCAATGCATAGGTGTTACCATCTGCGTACAAGGACCGGACGGCATTCAACATAAAGTCACTGATCGTTTGATAGTTATTTGGGAAGCGCAAAATGCGCGCCAAATCAGAAGTCATTATTCGTTCACGTCCACCCTTTGAATTATTACTCTCAACATTGTCTGAGAGCCAATGATCTCCCGGACACATCGCAGTTGTTTGGCTATAGGCACTAATACAAGCTTCCACCATCGAGGATGGAGAGATGGTTTCAATATTGTATCCGTTCTGCCACCAATTGATCGAGCTTCCCACGTCAGCCGGTAACCATCCACCACTAATTGGAAGCAGCCAAGGACCAGGACGTGGTTGACCCTCGACTGCTTTCAATATTGGACGGACAATTTTTGCAACTACATCTCTGATGGGCATCGTCTCATTTCCCTAAACATGATCGAGTAGGAACGTCAAACAAGGTTTGCAAAAGGAGGCAAGTTCAACGTCCTACCCGACCACGCCTGCAACCAACCAGCTTGGGGTTAGGGACACCTGCGTTAAGCAGATTTAAAGCCGGTCAGGACAGATCAGGATTTATGCGCAGGTGCTGTCTCTCGCGTTTGATAGGCACCCTTCTGCGAAGCATTTGGCTTCGCTTCCTTCGTCTGAGGAACATTGGGATCAGTACTCCCATCCTCCTCCTTATCAATAACGTGAACGCCCATCGCAGCAAGATCATTCTCCTCCTGCGTTGGAGTTGGCTTCACTTGGGCAGCTTCCCTTGTGGCCTTCTCGCGGGTTTCACGATCCTCCTTGATCTTCTTACGTGCCTCATCGGCACGCTTCTTTTCGGCAGTTTGCCGATCTTGATCAGTCATCTGACTTCTCCTTCAAAAGAAAATTTCTGGCGCCTTAGCCAGCCACTACCAGGTAACGCCAGCGACCCAAGCGACGGTTCCCGGCCTCCGGATTGTCCAGTTGACCGGAAGGATCAACCGCATTGCGATGCTGTCCGTCTGCCACATTGACTTAACCGGATTGGCAGCCGTGCCAGGAGCCGCACCAGAAACGATGTCAGCCGGTGCGGTGTCTTCCATATGAAGTGTTGCTTGATCTGACAATTCAAAGCGCGGTGCATCGCCAGAGACGCTAACAAAGTCAGCCGCGTCCATAGCAATAACCGTTCCGAGCGGAACGGTGCCGCTGTCGATGATCGACCAACCACCGAGATTGCCGGCCGCAACTTCCGCACGGAACGGGAACACGCCCGCACCGGGCATAGCAATCAAGCCGAGGCTGCTCAGCTGCTGTGGGTTCATGAGATACACAGGGCTGCGGATATTGCCCGATGTACTCGTGATCAATGCACCGGTCAGTGCCTTGATGTCGCCCACGGCCGCATTAAAGCCACCACCTGCTGTTGGCGTCAAACCGGCGACACCATTGAGAATGCCGGCAGGACGGATCGCAGTCGCAGCATTGGCATCGAGGAGGACAGAGTCAAGAGAGATGGCTGTGTCTTCCGAGATTGCATTCCGCAACAAGCCTTCGATAGCCGGGACGGAATGTTCGCTAATTTCACGCGTCCAAGTCGTGATGACCGCCATCTTCTTTGGCGTCAAGGCCTGTGACGTGAATGCGCCCTGACGGACAGGAATTGGCAAACCTTCACCGACGAAGGAGCCAGCAATTGTTGGCGTGCGTGAGCGCGTTGGAACGATGATCTTGCCGTTGGCGCCAAACGTCAGTGAGAGGCCAGCAGCCGACAACCGTGGATACACTGACTTCGGCATCAGTGTCTCCATGAACGACACGACGATTTGCTGGACAAGCTCAGCGGCCCATCCAACAACAGTCGTCATCGCGGGAGCCGTAGCAGCCCGCTGTGCCCATTCCACAACCATCCTGGTCTGCTCATCTTCACCGTAGATCATCCGGCGGACTTCATCGGGTGACTTCTTGTGAGCATGAGCAAACAACTGAATGGTGCCGGCGCGAACCAGAAGCTCCATTGGATCGAGCTTCTTGGCCGGAACACCAAACGGTCGCGGCGCCACGGCTGGTGTCGCAGTTGCCTTTGCAGTCGCCGGGACCATCGCACGGCCAGGATCAGCAAGCGTGGCCGCAAGATGCTTCTCTGACTCCTTGAGAATGTTCAGGCTTCTCTCCTCCTGCGCAATCTCATCGTTCGCAGCTTGGATCGCCTTCATCTGTTCATCGCTGATATTGCTATCATCGACGGTAGTGAGCAGCGTCGCAAGCTTCTCCTTCTTCTCAACAAGACGCTTTTCAGCGTCCTCAATTCTCTTTGACAACGACATTGTCGTGCCCCTTACAGTTAATTGCCTTCGTGAATCGGCGTGCTTGCCGCTGAGCCCACGACGCATGATCCCATCTTGTTTGGCTTGCTTGCCGAAGACAAGGTCAATTGTAGCAGGAGAGACTAGGCCCTTGGCTATTGCCAAGGCATTCGGATTAGCAGGGACCGAGACAAGCGATGTCTCAACCAATTCCTGCTTGACGAAGAAGTAACCCATACTGTCCTTCTCAGGACGTGGCTTGGACTCCTTCGGACGGAAGCCAACGCTGACTGCTCTCAGAATGTCGGCCTCAATCAATTTACGGATTTCATCAATGCGCTCGCTGGTACCGGCTGGCGCCAATTCCAACGTACCCTTTAGCTGCTTGTCTTCAACGCGGAGATTTTTCCACTTCCCAATTGGAAAGTCAGAACGGTGACCAAACAGCGCAATCGGGTTGCGCTTAAAGTTTTCAATGTCCCAGCCATCCGACATAATAATGTCGTCCATGCGGTCTGGTGTCTCATCAGACATAACAAAATCCATCCCCAAGACTTTCGCGGCATGGGTCTTGTGAACGACAGTCTTGGTCGATGCCCGTTCATCCCAGGCAATCTGACAAACGTCCTCACTCTCTCCTTCTTCATCCTGACAGCGGGACATAAAGTCATCATATGACTCATCGTCATCCGGAGTTGGTTGCTTTGTCTTCATGGTAGTACCTCGATTGCGACCGCAAAGTCACGTTGCGCTGTCTGCACGACAGGATAAGATTTTGTCCCAGATCGTATCTTCAAGAACGCAATGGCCTTGAGATACTCTCCGAATTGAGCAAGCACCACGGCCGCACCCAGCCTTACCGGCAAGGTGACCTCGTTTCCGTCTACGGTGTACAGATCGTTATAGCCAGCGCCATCCGACGAAATTTGAAACGTGATATTTGCATTGTCCCATCCAGCCGGCATGGTCAAGCGAACAATGTTGCCGCCGGTACAATCAATACCATCGGACAGAGATTCACCGGCCTGAATGATCGGACCATTCAAAACTGAAAGCGTCATGGTATAGCTCCTCCCATATCTATGGCGCGACGGATTACAATATTGCCTGTCATGGCGACCTTGATTGAGTCATCTGCCAAGACAACCTTTAGTTCATGATAATACAGATCATCCTTGACGACTGTATCAATCGCATCAATCGTGATATCGAGCTTTGTCCCATTCACCGCGATCCCATCATCCTTGTTCTTCTTGATAAGGACCTCACCTGGCTCGTCATCAAACGAGTAAGGTGACTTGGCCACCCACCACTCGTAGCTCTTAACCGTGGCCAAGTCATAACCAGTCATCTCAATAGAGATGATCTTGTCCTCACCGGTATACAACAAGCAGTTCTGATTGAGCCCTGCTGCGAGGGCAATAGGATCAGGTGTCATTTTTTGACCATAGCGTAGAAGAAGCCAAACGTCAGCCCGATTAGGAAAGCCGACGTCATCATCTGATAATTGAAATGGGTATCGGCAAACCCAGCAAGAGCGCCACCAGCATATAAAGTGCAATCAAACCGACGATCACCAGATACACCTTCTGGATATTCTCGGGGATTGAGAAGCTGATGAAGCTAAGCAACCAAACCACAAGCAACCCAATCAGGATAAGGATTGCTACAACGATTGCGATATTGATGATGCCGAGTAGAATTGCTGCAAGTGACATGTTACAATTCCTCCTCTTGACTTTGTTCTGATAGAAAATAATCCCAGTCTTCAGCCCGTCCTACCAAGACACCCCAAGGCTCTGTCGGAACAATGTCGCTCGATCCTCCCGCAAAGGCTCTCCCAATGCGCTTGCACTCTTCCTCAGAGCCTCGAAAGAATTCAGCGATGCCCCAGTTATGATTCTTCTGCTCGATCCGGTACGTGACGACCCATTGTTCCATGGCCATCTCCTTGATCTAGAAAATCAAGGTGCGTGTGTCTACGCTCTCCGCGAATTGGCCCGCCACTCCGAGTGCCATCGTTAGGGCAACCAGACCGTCGATACGGCCTGTCGATTTATTCTTTGACAACTTGCGGTTGGCATCGTCCTTGCTCTCGATCACCGCACAAGCGGCGCACATCGCCAGCACAGGATGATTACCATGCGCAATCTCCCGCTCCTTAATTGCCTGCTCAAGATCGCGCAACGCCGGTGACATAGACTGAGTGCCCTGCCCAAACTCAATAAATGTCTCCTCAACCTTCATCTCCGAAAAGCCAGCTTGTAACAACCATGGCTTTAGGTGCTTCATATTCCAGCGATCAAATCCAATCTTGCGCACATCATAGACCGTACAAACCTCTTTCAGCCAGCGCGCAACGTATTCATAGGAGACAGTGTTGCCGGGCGTTGTCTCTAGCTTTCCTTCATCGCGCCACTGATCGTAAGGCACACGGTCCTTCTTTGACTTCTCGCGCAACCCTGTCGAGGGCAGCCAGAATGTTGGATGGACCTGCCATACACGCTCATACTTTCCAATCAGGACCAAGGCAGTCAGGTCCGCCACAGAGGAAAGGTCGAGGCCACCGTATACAACAAGCCCATCCAACGGTGCGGGAGGCTCCCCGCACAACTTCCAAACCGTCTCCGTTACGAAAGGATTGTTTGTCTCAACACGCTGGTTGAGGACAAGGTTGCGGTACTCCGCTTCACGGGCGGGCATGCGCCGCGCATCCTCCGCCATGGAGAGGACTTCACGTTCATTAAGGAACGTACCGAAGGCTGGATTAGCCTTACGGATTGTGCGCTTTGAAAACGGGTCATCGGTCTTTGGTGCGGTGTAGAGCGAAACAATGGTGCGTGGGTCATGCCCTGCGAGCGCATCATCAATGAGTATGGACAAGAGGTCAGCGTCTGTTGGCGCTTGCGTGGAGATGATAATGGAAAGTGGGTCCTCTTGCGCACCTGTTGCCGTCTCCAATGCTTCGTAAAGCTTTGAGCGCGGCCCACGGACTTGGCCCAACTCATCATGTACGATGAAAACTGGAGAGAGGCCAAACGCTGTCGAAGCTTCTGCGCTGAGGGCACGGTACTTTGTTCCAAGTTCAACGCACAGAAGCTCCTTCGCTGTATCTCTTATCGTGATGTGCTCACGGAGGTCAGGGGACATCCGCACGATCTTGGCCGCAAGCGAGAAGATGACACCGGCTTGTTCTCTTGATTGGGCTGTAGAGTAGAGTTGAGAGTTGAGAACGTAAGCAGGTCCACAGAGATGAACCAAGAGCAAAAACGCCGACAACGATGTCTTAGCATTCTTTCTTGGAAAGCTCAGGATTGCCCGTCTGGTACCAGCGGGGTTGTCGTAGATACGGCAGATTTCCTTTTTCTGCCATTCTTCAAGGATGACTTTTTGCCCGACTTTTTTCCCTTCCGGGATGCGGCAGTATTCCTCGATCCAGTCGATGACCTCTTCACCACTTGGCTTCTCCCTTTGCCCTAGAACAATATCCGACTCAGGAGCCGCTTCGACCTTGGCTTGACGCGGCTTCTTCTTGCTGCGACGTTTTTTCATTTATTCCACGGTAGCGACTTGAGCTTTGCCTTCGCTGTTCGCTGCGACTTCCTAACATTGAACATATCGTAGCTCGATTGTTGCGACAGCCGCATTTTGGTAGCGAGCAATGAAACAACTTTTGATTCCCGGTGCAGGAGGCTCATTGTCTTGCGGAGGTCAGTCATAATTATCCGTGTCTGAGGAACCTCTTTTTTCAATCCTTCAATTATGCCTTTAAGATAGTCGCAGCCCGCAACATGCCGACAGTATTGCACGAGAAGCGCATGAGTTTCTGGTGGGAAATAATCCGGCGAGCGGCTATCAACTGTGTCGCGCCAAATTTGCGCCTCTTCCTTTGTTAGCTTTGCGGGAGGCTCCGGACGCGCCATCTGTTCAAGGTTCTCAAACGTCGCAAGAACGGATTTTGCGGCAGCGGACACTCGACCTCGATGCGTGGTCATTGGTTCAACTCATTTCTCTCATATGACCTCAGAACTGCTTGATAGGTCAACACAGTCATTAGCGTTTTTTACTGCATGGCCGCCACGGTCGTGCATAAA